TGTAGCTTCGGATTCTGAAACAGAAATATTTTATCCACCACAGGAAAATGCTATGGGTTTTAAGTCGCATAAACAGAGAGAAATGTATTTGTATAATTGTCACAGTCATGAAGGTGATTGTGGATCTCTCGTTGGTGTATATAATACAGCAGTGGAGAGAAAGATAATAGGATTGCATATTGCTGGTGGTAAACACGATTGTGGTGGAGCTGCTCCAATAACTTTCGAGCGTGTGCAGAGAGCTATTAATAGCTTTAATTTAGTTTGTCATTTTTATTTTGAAATACCTGATTTAGTTGATGAGAGTAAGGAACCAAATGTTCCAAGTGGTATTTTTGTACCATTAGGAAAGTGTAAGGAGAGAACTGGCCAAGCTGTTAAAACTAGTTTACGTCAGTCCTCTCTTTATGGTAAATTATCATTACCTATAACGGCACCAGCTTTATTACGACCTAAGGTTATTAATGGTGTATTACATGATCCTTTGCTTTCCGGTTTGAAGAAATGTGGTGTAAATCCAACTTTGATTCCTCAGGATATTTTGGATAGTGCTGCCAATGATGTAGCACGAGTTGTAAGTATGGATAGAACTGTCAAAAGATCTAAGTATGCAGTTGTTTTATCATATGAGCAAGCAGTTATGGGTGCGGATGATGAGTTTATGACGCCCATAAACCGCACTACATCTCCTGGTTTTCCTTATGTTACGCGTAAAGGTGGTAAGGCAGGAAAAACTCGTTGGTTGGGTAGTGATGAAAATTATGATTTTACATCTTCAGATGCATTAGCTTTGCAAAAGGATGTTCAACAACTTATTTATGACTGTAGTATTGGTAGAGTGTCTGGAGTATTTTGTAGTGATACTTTGAAGGACGAAAGAAGAGAATTAGCCAAAGTAGATGTAGGTAAAACTAGAGTTTTTTCGGCTTGTCCTGTTCATTTCGTTTTGGCTTTTCGACGCTACTTTTTGGGTTTTGCTGCTTTTACTATGCACAATAGAATAGATAATGAAGTTGCTGTTGGTACGAATGTCTATTCTATAGATTGGCACCGTATAGCTTTGCGAATGAAAGTAAAAGGAAAATCGGTTATAGCAGGAGATTTTTCTAATTTTGATGGGTGTTTAAATTCACAAGTTTTATGGGCTATTCTTGATATAATTAATGAATGGTATGATGATGGTGAGGAAAATGCCAGAATTCGTATGGGCTTATGGGCTCACATAGTTCATTCAGTACATATTTTTGAGGATAACGTTTATATGTGGACCCATTCCCAACCATCAGGAAATCCTTTTACTGTCATCATAAATTCTATTTACAACTCTATTATTATGCGTATTTCTTGGATTTTGGTAATGGAACAACATAATAAATCAGGTATGATTGATTTTAATAAATACGTAAGTTTTGTTTCGTATGGTGATGATAATCTTTTGAATATATCACGGGAGGTTTTGGAATGTTTTAATCAGCAGACCATTGCAGATGCTTTAGCATCTATTAATCATACTTATACTGATGAACTCAAGACTGGAGAAATGGTACTATCGCGTACATTAGATGATGTTTTGTTTTTAAAACGTTCTTTTAGATACTCTAGTAAATTGCAAAGATATGTTGCCCCATTGAAACGTGAAGTGATTTATGAGATGTTAAACTGGACTCGAAATGTTCCTG